TTGTCAATGCTTTTTTTACAATAACATCAATAAGGACAGTTAGATCATTATCGTTTGATCCTTTAAATATCTCTGCTTTTTCAATCAATGTAAAAGGTTTTACATAGATTGCATCATCACCCATCAAATTCCATTCTGGAACTTCAATTATCCTTGTTTCTTGTGCTTTGAAATGATCCTTAGCACCTCTAAGGTAATCTTTTTTATCCATATAAATTTATTTTATACAGTTAAGTGTGATATACCGCCAGAAATCTGGAAGTTAAAAGTTCTTGAGATTACTCCGTCCATTGTTACACCTATTGAGGCACTTGTAACAATTCCACTACCAGAATAATATTTGTCACCACTATCTGCACCTTCTGGATATAATTCCAAAGTTGCTTGTGTACCAACATCTAATGCTTCTTGACCACTATCAGTTTCATCAAAATGACATTCAACTGTTGCAGTTGCGTCACCTCTTAAAACTAAATATGATTTTTTGCTATCTGTTAGCTGAGTATCTTCAACTGTATCGTTTGTTTCATCAATAGTAAATCCTGTTACTTCACCAACAGCAGTACTACCAATTTTAACAACTCCACTTGTTCCTACTTTAGTTGCCATTATTATCTATCTCCTTATCGTGTTCTTCTACCTCAATTTTCTTTTTTTTGGTAGATTTTTTTTCTTCACTAAGTGTATATCCTAATGAAAGAAACTTGTCTAGTTCACTATCCCAGATTTCAATATTATTTCCATCTTTGTAAATTTTTATTCTTTTAGCCATTATGCTGTACCTCTAGTAAACTCATATAAAACTCTTACCACAATTCTTACTCCACCCAAAGGGTAAAGTGTTCCCTCATCAGAAGAAACTTCTACAATTTTTGTTTCTAATGCATTCCCACCTCTAGTTCTATCTGCGTCTAATGTTTCTTCGATAACTTCAATAATTTGGTTTCTTTTAGTATCAATATTAGTTTCAGTTCCTTTTACAAATCCAATAATTACAAAATCTATTGTACCATTTCGAAGTCCTGTACCACTTGCACCTAGTGTATGATCTTCTCTTGTTTCATCTCCTGTTGAAATGAACATAGCAGGAAACTGTGCGTTTGATAGTTCCTCTGGATCAAAGGGTTCTCTCGTTAGCTTCTTAAATTCAATAGGTGAAGATACAGCGTCTAATACTGTAATTATATTCCCTGCAATACTTTCTCTTTTACTCATTGTAATATTCTAGCAATCTTATCTTCAAATACTTTTACTATTTGTTTCTCCTCTTGTCTATTGATACTAAAAAATGGTCTAACTACTTTACCTTTACCTGCACCTACAATATCGTGAAAAAACGCTTTTTTATTACTAAACATATTTCTAAAAAATAAACTACCCTTTGATGGTGTTATTTTACTTGTTAAAGAACTAAACATCTGTCCTGTATCAGTAAGATCAACCACTCCAGACTCTTTTACTTTTGCTCTTTTATAGCCAAATGAATAAGGTTTAAAAGGTGAGCCATTGACAGATACACCTTTTATTTGGGTTCTATCTCTAATGTTTTTTATCTGTAAAGCTGATACATTTGCCAACGCTTGTCTAATAGCGTTTGGAAATTTCTTTTGAAGTTCTTGTAAACTTTTTGTTAATTGAATTGTATTAGATTTTATGGTGACAGAAGCAACCATTATCTACATACGCATTCGCCATTACATTCACACATATCTACCTCTGCAATCTTAACATATGAATTGGCTCTTTCTCACTAGCTTGGATTGTACCACTACTGTCCTCATCATATTCCACACCATCTCGTAATACAGCTTGAAACTCCTCTGAATACTTCTGCCTATAAAAATCCATTTTGTTTTGAAAAGTATCTTTACCATCTCCACCATCTGGATCTTTGAACTTTGATAGTATTGGGTAAATATACTCTGCTAATGTTTTGTAAACCACGCATCTTTTCCATTGTGCGTCTGTTAATTTATTGCTTTCTAATTCTAATGTTGTGACTTTTGTAATATCTTTGTATCTGACTGTATGTCTATATCTCTCCCACCATTCTTCTCTGATCTGTCTGATGACATCATCTTCTGCGAATTGTAATTGAGTATCAAAATCTGTAATGCCAAACTCAGCTATATCTGGTTGATATTTTTGAACTTCTGCTAAGTTTACTGAAAAATCTGTTGTTGCCATAATTATTATTAACATAAGGGTGGGAAAAACCCACCCCTAAATTGTTATTTATTAGTTAGCTAAGCTATCTGCTGTTAATTTAACACCATAGCTATCGTGTATTTCGGAAACACCGAATACTGCGGTTGCTACAAGTTCATCTGCTCTTAATGAAGCATCTCTTTGACTTTCGATCTTCAGATCTTGCATCATAGCAAGTGCTAAAGCGTCTTGTGAGAATACACCACCAATAGAGTCATCTGATCCATCAACAGAAATATTTGAACTTTCAAATATTTGAATACCTGCAATATTACCAACAAAACCACTTCTCATAGCTTCGTTTGATAATTCTGTATCTCTACCAACAAATGTGTTTGTTAATGACTTTTTAACATTGAAGATTTGCTTTGGGTGAAAGACACCATAATAAGGTGCAGGTGCATTAGCAGTTCTAAGATCTGCCGCCGCTTCAAACAAGTCTTGAACAGTTAGTTCATTACCTGCCCCACCACCTCGCTCTGTTGAAAAGCCTGTAAACAATGCTGATAAATCTGCATCAACTTTTCTTGCAATAGCTTCACCGAATAATCTTCCAATGTCTGCCGCAACATTTCTTGATGCTGAATTTCTAGCTAAGTCTGTGAGTGTTGTCATAATACCAACCTCAGAAGCTGTGATAGTCACAGATGTTGGGTTGATTGCTGTGTTTGATAAATCTGTTGCTTCATTTACTGCCGCCGCTGATACATTTGCATAAATCGGTACTTCTACTGATTTACCACCACCTGCGATAGTATAATTACGCACAAGATTTCGCATGATTGATTGCTCGGAAGCAACAAACAATGCTTCTGCTACGATTTCAGTATAAAGTTCTGATACCGTACTACTTGTTGTTTCATTTGCCATTTTATTTCTCCTTTAAATAGCGGTTATTTGTTAAGATTAATCACAGTAGGTTTAGAATTACGCTCTTTTCTATATTCAGCATATTTCTTCCTATCCTCTGGATTATTCATGTCTAAGTCCGCCAAATTAAAGGTCTGTGCGTTTACCTTCCCCACATTACTAACACTTCCACTCCCAGAAGGGGTTGCAACTTGAAAGTGTGCATTCTGTGTCATAAACTCAGAAACAAACTCATCTATGGTTAATGGTTTGCCTTCTTTGTTGTATCTTGTTGTTCCATCTTTATCAAGTATTTCTACTCTACCTTCTTCACTTAATCGAACATTATTTTTTAATAAATCTTTAACTTGATTAGGATTGATTGCTTTATTGATAGAAGCTGATTGTATTAACTGTTTATCAACTCTTTCATTTTTCAATTCATCTTGTAATTTTTTTTCTCTCTTTTTATGTTCTTCTACCATTGAGGCTCTTACCTCTTCGAACTTACCTGCTTCAAGTTTTCTTTTTTCTTCAGCTTCTTTTGATCTAGCAATAATCTCTTTTGCCTCATCAAGATCAGATACACCTAAATCCTCAAGTGTTCTTCTCTTTTGTCTATGAAGTCTGTCTTTGATTGTTTTATCAATCAAAGCTTGGCTATCTTCTTTTGGCTCTTTAGCTTCTACTTGTTCTACTACTTCTTCTTGTTTTACTTCTTCCTGTACTGTTTCCGTTTTGTTCTCGTCAGACATAATTAGTTCTCCTTAATATTTAAGATGTATAAAATAATTATAGATTATTCAACAAATTTATCCCAATCATCATCAAACAGAATAAAGCTGTGCCTACATCTATACCCACCTCTATTGACAAATGGATCAGTTCCAGACTTACCATTCCAAGATGTACTAGACCATAAACTTCTAGCTTCTTCTTCAGTAAAGATTTTATTTAGATTGTTCCTACAAAATGGTCTGGTGGTGGTAATATTAGTTCCTACATATTGAAACTTAGTAATACCTGCTTCCTTACCTTTATAGATAGTAAACTGTCCGTCAAATTGCATCAAACTATCATGTGCAATCTGTCCTGCATATCTACGCATATTGTTGCCCAAAATATCTGAAGCATATTTAGTATGTAGAACTTCCCTAGCACTTTTGACTCTTGCAATAGTTTCTGCGTTATCTGAATATCTATTTTTATCTATGTAATCTACTAGCCTATTGATAGCTGTTTCATTTGATCTTTGATAAACACCATTGATCTGTCCTCTGATGTTTTTTACCATCTCAGTAAATGGTCTGCCTGTCACAGAGGATTGATATACTTCATTAGCTACAGTATCTAAAAATCTGTTTGCTACATCTTCAAATCCAGAGAATGACAAAAACTTTAAATCATTGATTACTTTTAAATCTGGTTTTGTAAGTGTCTTGAAAGTATCTGGTACTTGTAAAGGTTTGATAAACTTTTGATATTCTTTTACGATCTCATCATACTCCA